AAGTTTCACCAATTGAAACTAAACCCTGTTGTGATTTTGATTGGGAAATATTAGCAATTTGTTCCTCTGACTTTTGGAGAATTGTCTCTAAAGGTTGACTGGTATCTTCTGCTAATTCAATAATTTTATGGGCAGATTCAATCAGGTTTCTTCGAGTTTGCTTATCGGCAATTAACAGCCCGTATTGATCAATGTTAACTGCTGAAACTGTGCGGTCTAATAATTGGGTTAATCCTAATTGTCCCCCGGCTTTTTCAAGTAATTTCTGATCGGATAACCAGGTAGTGACGGTCATTAAATCCGTGGTTATTCCCTCGGAATGTAATGCTAAAGCTGCTTTGTAGATTGTTTGATGCGATCGCAGGGAAAAAGATTTAGCAGTTAGCGTTTCCACAACTCGCCCCATAGCTTCGGGGTCTAAGAGAATCGCTCCCAAAACGGCTTGTTCTGCCTCAACATTTTGCATGATTATTGTTTCTGTCATTTCGCTCCATTTAAGTTTTTATTCATTTTTGTGGCGATCAGGTTATTTAGAAATTCCTGATTCTTTAACTTCTGTTCCTCCGAAATTTGTGGCTTGAGTCCGTTGGGTTTGAACTCAATTTGCTCACGGGGGATGACCTGCGTGGGACGCTCAAATTCTCGCGGGGCTTTTCGGTAGGCTTGCCAGTGAGTCTTGAAATCGTTGCTCAGGTATTGCAGTTGACCACTTTCGAGTGATCCAAGGTGAGACATCCCTCCGAGTTGAACGATTGCATATTGACTCGCATCGTCTAAATTATTCAACGGGAGGCGTTTAGCAAGCGATTCTAGGCATCTTGACCAACAGTTACTTACTAACTCACGTTCGGATTCTTTAACGAGGCTTACAAGCTCTTTTCCCGTGGGACACTTGCTAAGGTTGAAAATTGCCTCACGGATTGCAGTCTCAAATTCTTCAGCTGATAACTCCTGAGAGAGTTTGTCGAACCAAATTTCATATTTGAGTTCGGTGAAAATCGCGTCGGAAAAATTTTCTTTCAGGTTTTCGATTCCCTGATCAAAGATTTCATCGTTAAGCTCGGTCATGGTTAGGCTCCTAATTTTTGTTCGCGTTTGGATCTCAGGATTGCGAGGCGTTCATCCTTAGAAAGTTCGCTGATATTGCGGGTTTGGGTTGATTTGCCACCGCTAAACTTAGCTTTTGATTTCAACCACGACTCGGCATCGGCAAGGATTTTCAGTGGCTCGGATTTCCATTTCTGAGCAAGGGAGGATTTCGCATGGTTTGAATTACAGTCTTTGCCCCTGTAATGAGTGCATTTGCTTAATAGCCCCCTGTAATATTCCAAAAACTCAGGGTCGGGCGATCGCTCACCTCTCATGGCTCCGGTCGCCACAATTGCATTCCAAGTTTTCATATTGTCTGCTGTTGTGTCCGTTGGCAGAAATCGAGGATCGGACTCGACGGCGGCGGAATGTCTGATCACCGGATTAAGATTTTGTTCAGGTCGGTGATTTTCTTTTTGACTTTGCCACACAGCAAAGTCCTCGGTAAGCTCTTCCCCCTGGACTTCGTTTGAAATCAAAACGGCTTCGTCCTGAATCCCCCCCCACTCCGATTCCCCTTGGGGGGTAAGGGGGGTATTTTCTGGAGTCTTTTCTGAAGTCTTTTCTGAAATATCTATATAAGGAATGGGAAATTGGGATTCACCACCCTGGTAAATTGGGATTCCCGATGACAGTAAATTGGGATTTACCATATTCAGTAAATTGGGATTCCCGATTTCCTGTAGATTGGGATCTACCATTTGGGGTCTAGTTTTCCGTGGGCGAAAACCCACTGATTTTTGCCTGGGTTCGATATCGGAAATTAGCTCATCTACCTTGCTGTGATTCCGAAAGTAGAAAGTTAACCCCGACCTCCGGTCAACGTAGGAACAGTAGTAATTACAACCAAATTCCGATCCGCTAGATTTTGCTTCGTCATACTGGGTTTTGGAGTTGTAACGGACTCCAATCTTGTCAAACCCAGTCCTAAATTCTTCTTTAGAAAAAGCGAGTTCCTCAACCCAACTATCCCCAAGCCTGTAGTCCTGATGTCCGTTTTGAGGGGGTTCTAAAAACTTATAAAACCCGTCTGGATACTTTGCGAAACGATACTCAAGTTGCATCATAAGAATCGTGGCTACTACGCTCCCTGTTTGCTGCCTGAGTCCGGGGATATAGGGGACGGCTTCTGCAAAGGCGGCTAGAATAGATGGTTTCACGCCACACCCCCCAGATTGTCAAGAGCAGTCTGAATAATTTCTGTATTGAACTTATAGAGAAGTGTCCTATCCATAGGGTCAGGACTTGGTTTGCTTTCAATAAATCCCTTAGCTTTCAGAACTTTTAAAGACTCAATAACCTTGCTCTGTTTAAAAGTCCCACACAGGGATTCAACGATTTCATTTATCGGAATGTGAACCCATGGAGTGTAGATCAAAGAATCTTGATCCCAATCAGCATGACACCAAGTCCAATGTTCAAATGAAGCTAAAATCTGGGCAGCGCAAGCATCGCCACCGCATATCTGAACGTAATCCGATCTAATGATTGAATAATTTCCGGTGTGATGAATAAGTTCTTTCATACAGCCCCCACTTCCCACTTACTGGGATGAATTGTTTCGATATCACCGCTAACCATCCCGAGATTAATTAGCTCGCGTAATGCAAGTATTGAAATCTTCATATTTTCCTCAAAATTTTTAGGGAAAATGATGATCAACATCTTCGATCATCTCCCCGTTTGGGTTCTTCCGACGGGGAATTTTCCCCGATTTTCTGTGATGATTCGCAGAAAAATAAACAATTTATGACTGCGAAAATTGCTACCCACATTCCGATTTTTTTCATTTCATTATTTAGGAAACCAAAGGGAATGCTTGAATCTTCCCTCTGGTTAATAGGTGTTCTACAATCTGCCCGTTCATTTCTTCATCCCATAGGCATTTTTCCTTTCCGTGATTTTCCCTTACGATTTACAAAGCCGATCCGTCCAGGGAAGGCTTGTTGTTTCAGGGGGTGCAGGAATCTGGTGATTTGGTCTTGCCAGATTCCTACAGTATTGCTATGGTAGAACAAAAATCTTATAATGTCAATATAAGAAATGATGAAAATAATGATGGACATGGAGGCGAAGAAATTATGGTTCCTTATAGTCGGGTCTTGATGATTTCCTGGGATAAGAAGGCGGGCGCAGCACTAAGAAAGATTAGAGACGCTACAAAATTATCGCGTCGGCAGTTGGCAGAATTGACTAACGGAGCCGTGTCTGAACCCACGATCATTAAATTAGAGCTTGGAGATGTTGATGCTGTGAGTAGAGAAAAGCTGGATGCTTTGCTGTGGAGTCTTGGCAGTGATATTAGTTCAGTCTTCCCTACGGTACTCGTAAAGAATTTTTGAGAAACCCCTTGACAATCTTATAATGGTATTATAAGATTGTAGATACAAAGCCAAAAGCGGTTGACACCCGACTACAACATCAGTGCCAACCGCTTAGGGATAAAACCCAATCAAAAACTATGATAGCAACATTTTCTAATCAAGTCCAGTCCCCCGCATTAAAAGAAGCCTTGGCACTGGCAAGCAATAAAGAAATTCTCGCACAAATCCTGGCGTGGGATTCCTGTGGCACTTGTAGCTACGAGCCTGATGAGATTGTAGCCGTCAAATATAAGGAGGATATCGTGAGAGTTGAGTTAACCGATGGTCGCGCCACCCACTTATCCGACAATCAAATTCTAAATTACTGGGAGCAAATTCAAACAAAAAAACAGCCCGAAGAAAAAGTTGATGTTGTCAAACTAGCCAAAGAAACAGAAACGGCTGTTTACGAAAACGGTTGTAAGTTGGGTTATGTGGTGAACTATAAATCTGATTTTTATGCAGTCAGCGAGATGCCGGTGCATGGGAAAGGATTCCAATATTCCCAATCCCGCCATAGTTCGTTTCAGTTAGCCGCCGATGCTTTGGTTGAACAGTCTTGGGTTGAGGAGGAGGTGGCGTAATGGATGATGTCAAAGAATTAGCCAAAGAATTTGCCAGATTAATTCAAGAAAGGGATTCAATTCCTTTTCATAAACACGAAAACAATCCTCGATGTATTGAGATTGACGAGGTTGAAATCCCTCAGATTATTAAACAGGTTCCATCGGGATCTATGAAAGAGTTTAACGTCTTGATTAATTCAATTCTTGAAGAATAAAACCATGCTGTTAAGCTATTAATCGTTTTTCCCTTACGCTTCATAAATACCTTGATTTGTGAGGCGTTGGGGCGGTGCGATTAAGCCCAAATAAACCAACAAAAACCAAGCTAAAACAATGACATCAATTATTCAAGACGAATCAATGCAAATCCAACGAGACGAGTTTTCGTCTGATGAATATATCGATCCTAATGCACGACTTCCACGCATTCAAGCGTTAAGAGGTGAAGATCCTAAGCAGTGTGGTTATTTCATCGAGATTAACCAAGCGGCAAAAGCAGGGTGGCTTGATTTCAATGAGAAGGATTTAATTAAATACGTTTTTTCAAGCGGTGAAACAGAGCAAGGGCTTTTATTTAAAAAAATGCGGATGCTAGTTTGCCCTCGGACTCCGGTTTTAGCCCTCAATGAAACGGAAACAAAAAAACAACAAGTAAATGTTTTTGAGGGATATTACAAAAGATCAATTCACAGACCGAACAAAGATTTTACAAACTTTCAAGCGTTTGAAGTTGTTCTTCTCGACAAAGAAAATAAACCATTACATCAAGTTCCACTTAGTCTCAAGTTAAAAGGCTCGGCTCAAGGATCGTTCTCCGAGAAGTGGCAAGATTTTATTCAAAAAATCACCTCTTGTCATGCAATCACCAATCAAATTCCCGCTAGTGAAAAGGCGATGACTTTTAAGTCCTTGTGCGTTTTTTGCTTTGAAGTTAAACGCGAAATGGCGGGGGAAGAAACCAAATCACCAGCTTGTAAAGTTGTAGGCTACGAAGTCCCAACACTGGAAAACTGGAAGGATTATTTTGTTGGCTACGATGTCCGAACTAAAGAATTCGTTTGGCAGGGATTACAACCTAAACGTCCATTAATTCAGCCCGAACAAATTCTTGCTTTACCTCCGTCTAATTCTCTAGCGATCGCTAGAGAATTATTAGCATTTTAATCATCCGGGGGTGAAATTCCCCCAATTCAAACCACTCTACACAAAAGAAACCAGGAAAGTTATGCCGAAATATTTCTACTCAATTACTCCTACATCAACAGAAGGAGAGTATCAAGCAAGCAAAGGCGGTGAATTGACCGAAGACGAATACATAGAAGAAATCCGATATTCCTGCCTATTGGGTGGTGACGATGATCTACCAGAAGGAACAGAGGATATCCGAGGTTTTGTCCAAAACGGTAACGGATTAGATATTTATATCCGCGAATCTGACGACTACGAAAATTTTGAGAAATACTTCGGCATCAAAATTATCGAAGACTAAAACTCAGGAGGTGAAATTCAAGCAATGAAAATTGAAAAACTTGTAAACGTAGAAGTATTCCAAGACGGCAGCTTTAGCGAGTCTCAAAACAGAGGAGATTGTATCTACATTTCCAAAGGATATGCTATTACCGAAAACGGTAAGATCCTTAAAACATCTCAATCCCATCAACTTGAAATATACAGAAGGAGATGGCAAGCAGTTGAAAGACGAACAACCATCAGACTACAAAACGACACTCAAGGAAAATCATGACTTATAAAGAACTTCAAGCCGCCCTCAAGCCCTACAAACAAGACGGACTAACCACAATCAAGTTAAACACCTCCAAACAGGAATTAGAGGTAGAATACAACCGATTGGTAGACCCTCAAGCTGTCAAGGAAAAAGAAGTTGAAACCAAACCCAAAATATTAACTTTAGCCGTTGGCAAGCAATGGTTTGACATGATTGCATCCGGTGAGAAGAAAGAAGAATACAGGGCAATTACACAATACTTTTATAGTCGATTTGACAAGCCAATAACCCATATCAAGTTTACTAACGGATATGGCAAAAAAGTCCCGTCCGTAACGGTTGAATTACTGGGAATAGGGAAAGGTATTCCCAAGCCCGAATGGAGTGAAGGAGAGAAAACAATTGAACATGGAGCGGATGTTTTTATCCTTGCCTTGGGTGCAATTATAGATCCCAAACCCGAAAAAGACTCTGGATGGACACCGATGACCCGGCAAGAGTTTGACCAATTTAATAAGCAAATAGAATTCGCTGGCAAACAGTATCGAATGGATGCTGATGAGAAGGATGAAGACGGGGAATGGTGGCTTGAGAAACTAACCTCTGATGGTGAACCCACGGAAAATTACATAACAGTCGATGACGGCCAACTCGAAAAGCTCAAAGCCAATCGTCAAATTTGGGAATATGTCAACGGGAAAGAATGTTGGCAACCGCCCAAAAAGTTGATTGAGCAGGAATTGGCGATCGCTTAATTTCAAACCTTTACTAACACCAAAAAAATGCTAACACCACAATTACAATTGTTATTAAGTCAGATAGGAAGTCTTCCGTATTTCCGCACAAAAGACAATACCTTAGACATAACTCTAAACAAGTCAGAAATAGATGTTCCAATGCTATGTAATCCAATTAAACCTGAAACATTTGAAGAATTGAAACTAATTGAAGATTTTGATAGTGAATACGAAGAAATGTTTCAAGGTGAAATTGGTGTCAAGATTGGAGACAGTCAAATACATCTATATTGGTGTAGTGAGCTAGGGCTTTTTGATTATTTCAACTCTCTTGATGGCAGTGGCTCGCATCTAATAAAACTTGAGGGAGGGACGTTAAAAGACTTCAGTGAAGCATTGGAAAAGATGGGAGAATATCATCGTTCCTTGAGAGGAAGCGAGGAGTTTCAAGATGATGTTTACAAATATATTTCAAGACGTATATCAAGCAGAAAGGAGAATCATGAAAGCAATATTTAGAGCTTGTGGTGACACAGAAGAAATAGATTATCCTTCTTTGACCAAAGAAGAAATCTACCAAGAATTTATCGAATGGCTGCTAGAAAAAGCGGATGCTTCAATTGATATTGAAGCCGAAGATGAAGGAGGTGATGTTTAGACAAAAATCGTTTAATCATTTAAACGTTTGTGTAAGTAAGAATCTCCTGGGGTGGAAAGCCCTCTAGCTACACCCCTTTTTTAACCCATTAACCAGAAACCAGATGTCAAGTACGAAGCGTTATTCTCCAGAAATTAGGAAAATAGCTTACGAAGCTATTAAGTCGGGCGAAAGCCTGACCGAGATATCTCGAAATCTTGGAATAGGGAGAGCCACGCTTTTCCGGTGGAAGCGAGTCGGGGAACTCCCTGCCGATTACGGTAGGGTCGCCCCATCATTCCGGTCAGCAAGAAAAACCTTGCAACCGGAGGAAATCTATCAA